GGTATCTGAGACTAAGAGTGTGACCGAGGACTTCCTTGCGAACAAGGGACACCAGGCCGAGAAACGCTGGATGAGCGTTCGGCCGTTTGAGGAGGTGTCCCTGCGTCGCTTGGAAACGTATATCTCCACTAAGCTTGGTCCAGAAATTGCCCGCAAGATGCAGGGCAAGGACGATGCTCAGGCTTGTCTGCCATCTGATAACGCTGCTTTCAGCGCGACTGGCCGCCCCCTCCAGAAGTTTCCAAGGAAACCCGGAGGGGGGGCAGCCGCGCTCAGCCAGATGGCATGGGACAAGTGGTGCGAACTGCAAGACATCGATATGTTCGATGCGGAGGCGCGCAAGCGCGAGCTCCTGCAGCAGCACCAGAGTGTCGGAGTGCTGTCAGAGTACCGAAAGACTCACCGAGTGAGTCCCGATGAAGATGAACTACAGGTTGAGGGCCGCTTGGTGAAGGGCCCGTACCTGGTCGTCGAAGCATACAACATCATATGGAACAAAGAACAGGGTTCCGACCATACAGTGGATAGGTGGTACCGCGCATGTATGGAAATGATGAGCGCGAAGGCGTGGAGACGGGGCATGGCCCTTGATGGTCTCACACGCGCAGGTATAATGGGACTTATGGTGCAACGGAGGTGCTACCAGAAGCTGGTGGAGCTTCTTGGTCACGACTTGGAGGAGGTAATAGCGTGGGAAAGGCAGAGAACGGGGGTTGCCAAGGGCCCCCCGATCCCGCGCCTACCTACTGCAAGTGACACATCTCTGTGGTCGATGTGTGTGACCAATTATCTCCAAAATACTCTGCCCACCCCTTTGTCAAACCCGGGCTACCACCTCCAATTGGAGGAGGGAGCCTCATACCCAGCGATCGAAACAACGATCCTTCCAGAGCTGGGGGGTAAAGTAAGGGTGGCTTCGTGCCATCCTGCCGACGAAGTGCATGTGTCCAGGGGACTCACACAGCGCTGGTTAAAGCGCCTCCGCCGGCAGCCACAGATGTCAGACGTCCTTCGTGGACAACGCATTAAGCTTACCCGCCGTCAACCAAACGACCCCGACGCCCCCATTTCTGGGGACGCCGTGGGTTTGAGTCTGGAGGACTGGGCGGATGCGTTGATCCTGGAGTCTGCCGATCTGAGCGCGGCAACTGACTACATTGGGCACGAGGTCGCTCAACGCGTATGGCTCGCCCTTTGTAGGGCAAGCGGCGAAGACCAATCCGTGCTATGTGAAGCAGGACTTCGGATCTTGGGTCCCAAGACCATTGTGGACGGTGATACCACCGTAGGCGGCATCCACATGGGTCTCGGGTTATCCTGGATAATCCTGTGTGTAGTCAATAGTTGGGCGGCTGAGGAGGCGGGTATTCCCCGCTCAGCCGTGGCGATCTGTGGCGATGACCTGGCGGCGCTGTGTCTTCCTGCGGAGGCAGAAGCTTATCAGCGACACCTTACATCCCTAGGGATGGTGGTCAACTGTTCAAAGAGCTACCGAGCGAAGGCCGGCGTCTTCTGCGAACAATTTGTTGCCATTGACGGTACTGACGAGAGCCCACATGAGCTCGGAGAAGTTGTGACAGCTAGGAGTTACCCCCTGATTGGGCTGTCTGAAGCAACTGGTGCAAAGAGTGACCTCGGAATCTCTGAGGACAAATACACCGTAATGCAAAGTCTCATCAAAGAGTCAATGCAATGCACCAGTGTGCGCCAACTCCCCAAGCCTGAGCGCGACCGCCCATGGTCCCTCCAGCAACCTGCGGCTGCTACTTGCCTTCGCACTGCTAAGCGCTTAGGCAAGGGTTTGAAGAACCTTCCCGAATGGGCGGGAGGCAATGGACTGAGTGCCAAGGCACCATTGAAGATGGTGTGGCATCTATCTCAGTCGGGCAAGTGTAGCTTGCTACGGAAGAAGTACTCAAAGAGCACTCCCGCCGTCTGGGTCAAGGCCCAGTTGCAAGCTATTCAAGACTCTGTTACCAACGTGCCCCAGAAGGGCAGCATAACGCTCGAGGCGGCCAGAACGGCCGCCAAGACGCGGGCAGAGTGGAAGAGGCGCCTAGTGGTTTCCCGTAGGGTACCACATGGTAAGAACGCTCTCCCCCCGACAGTGATTCAGTCCAATTGCTCGTTGAAGCAGATCAGCTCTGCCTCCGCCAAGTACAAAATACTGGCAGAGACAAAGTCAGCGACCCGCTCCGACGCTCAGATGTGGTCCGATATTCTTGCGAGCGACTCCCTAACCTCACGGTCAAGGAAGTTGCTCCATCGGATCTCTCGTCAAAGAGGTGTCGGCTCCAAGCCAACACCCGTGATGATTTCACGGGCAGCGAAACTTCTCCTTAAGGGGAAGTGTGAGTTCGCTGATATTTCCGATCAGAACTGGTTAGTTGCTGATCATCCGCTGGCCTATAGGGGCCGCGGAATCAACCACCCCACTGCATAACCTTTCGGTTCCACAGTTAGAGTGGTT